ATAAAGATATAAGTGCTGCTCTACGAATTCCTCCAGCCAATACTGCATCTGCAATATGACATACAATGTCATGTGTTTCTGTAGTGGTTAAAGATTCTCCATCTGTTTTATTTTCTAAAATACCTGTTATCTTAACTACACACTCTTTTAATGGTTGTGGTCCTGGAGCTTTACCACCAGAGGTAACTAACCTAGCCCCCTTTGGTCTAATATCTGAAAAATCAAATTCTATTTTTGAACTTCTTTTATCACCTATATAAGATTTCATAAGTACTTTTATTGCGTCAGACCAACCTTCAATAGAATCACCAATTAAAAATCTTCTTTTTCTTTTAGAGTATGGTTTATTAATTGGTGGTAATTTTTCGACATGATGTTTTTGCACTGAATACCCAACACCCGTTCCACCTAATAATAAAAACATAGTTTCACTAAACGCATCCACATGATCGATAGGTAAAAACGCACAATTATATACTCTATTAGGAGATATTTCAATTGGTTTACCAGCAAATTGCATTGACCTCATCGATGGTAAAACTTTTTTACTGTATACAAATTTATATTTTTCCTCTATTTCATCTTTTAATTCGGGATAACTCTTAATGTGCATGTTCTTATTTCTTGTAACCAGTTCTTCCCACGTCTCTCTTCTATTTAATTCTGGAACATATTTAGCGTATTTCATATACACTGTAATGTCTGATAATATTTTGTTTGTAACGTCCATATTTTTAATGTTTTTTATTAATTTATTTAGATCTTAAGGTGAGTATTCCCTTAACGATTTATTTTATTAAATCGTTTTTTACATTTAAATAACTTGATTAAGTTATCCTCCCCCTAAAGTCTCTCGTTTTTTATTTAAGACATCAGTAATAAAATTAGCGTCTTTCTTCTTAGTTCCCTTTTCGAAATCTAAGAATGATACATCACTAGAATCTTCGGTATCAACTATAAGTGTACCATTATCGAATAAAATATCTTCGAATATAATACCATCTTTACCAAATCTAGATTTAAGTACCGCCATTGTCGCTCTACCACTTTCCTTTTGTTCTAATGTTTTAGCAATTGAAACTATGAAATGTCCTATCTGTCCTTTCTTAATAGAACCACCTATCATATCCGCTTGTACAACCTCTGCACCAATAGAACTTCTATTTCCTTGTATCGCAGTCCATCCAACGATATCTAATTCTGATATCATAGTTTCGAATTGTCTCATAACATTTCCTTCACCTGACCATTCATCTTTGAATTGTTTAGTCGGTGTAACACAATCCATATAATCTACAAAAACAATATCTGGTTTCATACCATTAGACGTTAATTTTCTTAAATATTGTCTAATTTGTGGTACGGTAGTTCCATCACTAGCCATTTTCTTTAATATAAGATTACCACCTTTGTTCTGAAATGATGGTAAAAGTTCTTTTACTTTTTCTCTATTTTCAGTCAAATCGTTTAATGCAACTTCAGTCCAACAAGTAATATGTTTTCTTTGAATAACCTTTGGGTTATCTTCAAAAAATATTTGTACCACATTGTAACCTAAGTTATATGCAGTGTTAGCCATTCTGGTAATCAAAGTAGTTTTTCCAACACCAAATGGTGCTAGGATAACCCCTAATTCACCTTTAGCAAGTCCACCATCCATTATATTATCCAAACCAACTACACCCGTCAAAATAGGGTTCCTAAAGTCATCGTCAAGGACATCTTCAATGGCGTGAAATACATCAATACCTTCATCAGTAATCTCACCTACATTTAAAGCTTGTTTTAAAATTTCTTCACACTCATCATATCTATCAAAATCTCCGCTATCTAATATCTTTTGGATTTTCTGATTAGCCTTCTTAAGTTCTTGTTGTTTGCAGAACTTAATGGCAACTTCTTGTGTATGTAAACAATCTTTACTGTCGGATTCCTTAATTTCTTTAATCATTTCTAAGGCAGAATCCTTAGCTATTTCTCTTCTTACCTCAGATCTAATGATTTGATTAATGGTCTCATATGAAGGTACAGATTCATAGTTTTCATTATAATCTTTAATACTAGCGATAATTAATCTGATATATTCATTATCGAAATAGTTGGGTGACATAATTTCCATAATACTTTCTGAAAACTTTGTATCCTCAATCATTTGTTTAACTAATTTGATTTGGAAACTGTACCCTAAATAACCTAAATTTTTAACTTCCTTTCTATCCATAACTTTTTTATTTTGACTTATTAATAAATATGCAGTCTAAGTCATAATCACCATATTTTTTTGTATAAATTTTCTGACTTAACCCCTGTTGAATTTGATCAATGATTTTAGGTAAAATTTTTCTTATATCGACATCATATCTTACTTTTGGTGGGAAGTCATTACCAGTAAAAATCTTTTCACCAACAATTTTTTTATTATGTAAAATCTGAAAAGTGAAAAAGTCTTCTTCTTCGTAAATATCTTTCGGCTCATAACTATCGGAGGTATTATCTTCAGCAGTAGTATAAACATAATATGGATTATAATACCTATACAAATATTCATATGTATTATTTTTAAAATGATTTTTAAGTGTATCTACACATTCATCTATGGTATCTTTTAATTCAATTGAGGATAAAGAATTTTTATTAAAATTATACACTGGAAAATTTCTTCCAACTATTGGGTTTCCGTTTATTAGAAATAAAAATTCATACGGAAATGTTTTATACACTTTTTTCATCTTTCTCTTTTTTTGTTTTTAAATAATAATTTTTCTCTTCTTTTATAATTCTTAGGAATGGTTGTAAAAAGTTTATATACCCATCTCTCCCTCCTGGTAACGCCATCATTAAACCATCTTCAATCATCATATTAATTACATTTTTTACTTCTCTATCCTCTGGATCAATAGTGGTTTCAAATAAATAATCTAATTCTTCTCTTGAAGACTCCGTTAGTAATGGATTTTTAAGATTGATTAACTTTTCGTTGATGTCATAAATATCTTTACCTTGTACTCCAACAGTAACTCTATTTAATATATTATCTAATGTTTTCAATCTATTTTTTCTTTCGTTTTGTATAGTATCAATTTTACTAATAATATTTTCCAATGTCAAAGTTTTTTCAACAATTTCTGGAAAATATTTTTTAAGGGTTTTTTCGTTAATACCTTTTATACCTTTTATATTGTCACTATTATCACCAGAAATTACCTTTATTAGTTTAAGGTTAGTGTGGTGGTGGTTAAAATGTCTAAGATAATTATCTTTAGTAACAATAGTCCTTAAATTTAGAACATACATACCCACCTTATCATCAATCAACTGACATAAGTCCCTATCATTTGATAGTATCACAACTTTTTCATTCTCTTTTATCTTAGAAACATAATACGCTATGGAATCATCAGCCTCAACTATCTCATCTTTGAATTGTCTAATAAATAATTCTTCACAATAAGACATTACCCTTTCTTTTTGAATATATAAATCTGGATCGCTGGGTGGTCTTTCATTGTAGAAATCTTTGTCTCTGTTAGACTTATATTCCTTATATATGTCATACCTTAGTCTTCCACTAAATCTTCCATCCCAGAAGACATATACCCTATCAAAACGGTATTCTTTAATTACTTTTCTTAATATAGTTAGAAATTGGAAAATACCCCCTATATGGACATCCTTATTATAAAGATTTTTAGCTCCAAAATAGGCGGTTTTTAATAACGAATCACCATCTACTACTAAAGTATGTGTGTAAGTTTTTTTTCGATTAGGTAGTTTGTTCACTAAACATATATTATTGGGTTAATAAATCAATCATCGGAATAATCTACAGGTGATTCAATGTACGTTTCATCATTTTCGACTTCAAATTCCATAATATTATCACCTACATTTTCGAATATCTCAGCCCAATAATCCTTTTGTTCAGCTTTATATAAATCGATATATTTTTTATCGTCTTCAATAAACCCATGTGTTGTTGCCAATATCTTACAATCAGCGTACCCTAACCCATTCATATGGTTTTTATGTATACCAACTTTAGTTCTAATAGCGAAATTTACTTTTCTACCTTTATTAGTTGCAGATAGTTTTGAAATACCAGCTTCTTTTTGATTTCCAAATAAGAATACTAACGCACAAGATAAGTATATTGACTTTCCACCTTTTGGTTCTATTTTCGGTTGTCCATATGGGTTGTCTGGTAATGAAACCCAAGGTTGGTTCACGAAAATCATTGTATTAGTATATGTTGACGATTCTTTTCTTGATGAGGTAATCCTTTGTGCCATTCCCATACCCCATTTTTCAGATATGATTCTAGCGGTGTGTTGATTTCCACCCTTTCCATCAAAACTCATTTTACAAGGTATAGTACCTATCGAATCCCAACAAAATAATATATCGTGTGGTATCTCACCGTTCTTTTGACCATCTAACACTTCTGTTACATATTCAAAGGCTTGTTCAATATAGTCGAAACCTAATTTATATAACAAAAATCCATCCCAATAACCAGTAACCTCACCAGTTTCTTCATCAATAGATTCAACATATTCAGTTTTTAACCCCATTTGTTTGGCGTGTTCAAAACTAAATTTCTGTTCCGTAATGATGAATATAGGTAAAATACCTTTTTTCTGTGCATCTACCGCTGCTTGAATTAGTGCGGTTGTTTTTCCTGTGTCCGAATGTCTTAATAACATATTGATTTGACCCAATGCTGGTCCAGGTAATCCTGTCGCTTTCTGGAAGGCTTCCCCCAAATCTAAGTACTTTTGATCTTTGTACTTTTCAGAGGAGGAAAACTTTTTCCTTATAGACGAAAAATCAGACGTTTTCTTCTTTAAAGGTTTCTTAGCCATAACTTAATTAAAATGGGAGTTCGTGGAGTTCGTCTTCATTAGAATCAGTACCTAAATCCGTAACTACTACATCTTCGTTAGAATCATCGGTACTTGACATATATGAAATTTCTTTTTCTAAAGAAACTGATTCAGCTTCTTCTTTGTCTTCTTCAGCAACATAGATTTTTTGTTCCGAATCCCAAATAGGTGTTTTATTCGTAGCAATAATTTCTAGATACTCAATTGACTTTTTAGCGTAAACATCTTTATATGTCTCTTCGTTACCCATCCAGTCATTCGCCTTTGCGGTATCACTAGTTAAGATTGCAACGTCATCACACATAATAGAATTAACAACAGAATGATTTTTATCATTTCTACCAGCAACAATTACGATATCTCTACCTTCTCTTGGATCTGTTACATCACCTTTTAATTTAAAAAGTGGTATTAATTTATCCATTACACCATCACCAGTCCACTTATGTTTAAATCTCCAAAACTTAACACCATCATCTTCATTATCTCTATCGATACCTTTAACAACGTACCATTTACGAGCATTTAATCCTTTAGCCAAATCTTTAGCTTTTTCTGAACCATCTTCCAATAGTGCACTTCTAGCTTCACATAATGGACAATGTTCTCCATCATTAAGTTTTGGACAATATGTTTTTGGCCACGTACCGTTTAATTCTTTTTCGTGGAAATAAGCCTCCGTAAATGGAGAATCTTCACCTTTTCCAGGTAACATTCTAAATGTTTTGGTTGCGGATATTATACCTTTCTGTAATTTTTCTGTGAAGTACTTTTTAAGTCTATCTTCTGAAGAAATTTTTGTCTTTCCTTGTTTTTCAGTATTTTTTTCATACTGTGAAAGAATTGCGTCTAATTTTTTACTCATTTTTAATATTTTTAAATGTTTATTAGACAATAATAGTAATAAAAGATTAAAAAGTCAATGGGTATTATAAATTAATTTATATATTTTTTACTATTTCTTTCCTGAATTCTCCTTGATGTTCGAAAATATCAATTCGTGGTATTTTAACCTTTTTT